ATTTTCCGTTCCCTAGTTTTGTACCTCTTGACTATACACCTGAGAATCTTGTCATTACAGAAGAACCGCTTGTCGATAATGAACCACCGCCCTTACCAGAAACAAAGCAGCCAAATATTCCTCCATTACCTGATCCTCCCCCACCAGATTTTCCTCCCTGTCCTGGTAAAAATGACCAAAGAGTAGGAGACTTTCGTAACGATAAAAAGTTAGAACGTGTTATTGGACATGAAAGAGGGCAAGATGGGAGTGAATGTATAACTCTCTATGAAGCAGTTGAGTGGAAAGAACAATACATTCCTTCTGCTCCACAGTTTGTTGGGGTTTTTAGCCTTGCTTTGGTTGGTGCTTCTGCTCCATTGGTACTTCAGCTTGTACGGCCAATAGTTAAACAGATAGTTACTAAAATTACAAAGAAAAAGAAAACCAGTTCTTGATCGTGGAACTGGTAAGCGATTGATTTGAGATGAGTCAAATTGCAGTTGGTTGATGGGGATGGTTCTGCCGTGAGTTTTATAGAGTCGAGAGGAGGCGAAAGGCCAAGTCATACGATGACAAGGGTTGAGGTAAGTCGATTCAAGCTGGAAATGAGAAGGGGCGAAATCGAGCCGTAGTCACCTCGCATACTTATTCAGTAATAGAGGTGTTAAAACACTTTAAATCGTGAAGTGTGAACGATAGGGTTGAGATGAAACAAGATGAAACGTCAAACGATTGCAATACGATGTTAAAAGTGGCTGAAAGTCGAGTGGAAATGTCACTTCGCAAACCTATTAAGTCATAGAAGTGTTAAGGACAGTTTTAATCGTAAACTGACAACGATTGAATTGACATAAGTCGAAAAGAAATGTAGCGAGTGGCAGTAGTTTGAGTGGAATCGAGATGAAAGAAATCAAGGTGTTAGGATTGGAGTTGCCAAAAGTGACATAGAGCAACATAACTGTAAAAGAAGTCGAAAAGAGTCAAAAAGAGCAGGATCAATCACCTTGTCAACCTATTAAGTATCAAAGGTGTTAAGAAGAGTTTGTCGTGGCACTCATAACGTGTGAGTTGAAAAGAAATACAAAAAATCGAACCGAGATGCCGTGAACCGAATTTAGATGCAGGGCAGTAAGGTGAATCAAGTTACTCCGAAAAGAAGTGAGGCGAATTATCATCTTTCAAGGCTATTAACCCAGAAGGATGTTGAGGAAAGTTTATCGTAGCACTTACAACGTTTGAAGTGAGGCAAATAGAAAAGAAGCACAACGAGTGACAAAAAGCGGAATGATAAAGAAACGATCTGATTTGTTTGGAGCCACAGAGAGTTAAGCCTCATCGAAAAGAAACGTGGTCATCTCGCAAACCTGTTAAGTCATAGAGATGTTAGGGAAGGTTTGACGTGATACCTACAACGATTGATTTGAGCCAAATAGAGAAGCACCACTACGAGTGACAATAGGCAGAATGGTAAAAGAGGAAAGTTGATCGACAGCGAGCCACAGTGAGTTACGGCTAATCGAAAAGAAATGTGAATCATCTCTTTGGTTCTTGCACCTACAAGAGATGTTGAGAAGGGTTTATCGTAACACCCATAACGATTGGTACGAGCCGAGTAATTTGGCGTTAGGCGGCACAAAGGGGAGTAGACGCAATTGGCAAGAAAGTGAGCAGCGACACGGAGCTAAGAAGATTTTTTAAAGTCTGACTTTTCGATCAAAGACTTAGGTAGTCTCTCTCCTTTTCTTTGCAGTTGCAAAGATTCTTTTCTAGCACCATCAGCAGCAGAAGCTATGAACGCATGATGAATCTGTTTAGTTTCTAAATCACGTTTCTTAGCTTGATCTAATTTAGAAGAATCTATGTGAGTAAATAGTCTACGAGTATGCCTACGATGTTTTTTGATACCAGCATTGGCTTGGGCTGCTGAATAATCAACAGCCTCTTTATCAGTAAGAACTACCAAAGACCCTTTTACTTCTTTAAGCACGATTGGTCTGTTAATGCCTTCACGAAGTTTTTCGATGTTGCCTCTAACAGTAACCATGCTGAACTTATCCCACTCTTTATCTGGATAACAAGTGTTCCAGTAATCAAGGATATGTTCTTCTGGAATGACATCACCTTTTTGAAGTGATCTCCAATCAATGCCATCTATTCTTGGATTTGGCATTATTCAGCCATCTCCACTAGTTCAGATGCAGAGAATCTACCGAATCTAGGTCGCCATGTACCTAATCCTTCAGCTTTTCCAGCCATAGTAATGATTCTATTAAGTTGAGATACACTTAATATCTCATCATCAACCATTAGCTCAAAAGTACATTTCCAATCTGGAAATAGTAATCTTTGAACCCAGACACCTCTTGATGTAAATGCTGTATTAGAGAAGTAACTTTGGTCTTTTGTGTACATTTCCAAAGCATCTTTTGATCCTTCATATTCTATTAATGGATCATTGGTAACAACAACAGAACGAAGAACGTCTTTACCTAATTTCCATTTAGTAGCAGCGTTTCTTAGACAACGCAAGAAATTAGCACCTGGCATATATGGATCAGAGAATCCATCAAATTCGATAGAGTTTTTAGTTTCGTTAACTTTAACCTTACCTTCTTTTTTCCAATATCCAGAAAAAACCCAATCTAAAGCACGAAGGCAAAGATGATCTTCATCGTTTTTCTTTTTCTTA